CATATTATCCTCTTAAACTATTGTCCAAGTTGAACCGCTTGTAACGGTTACGGTAATTCCGCTATTAATTGTAACAGGCCCAGCAGTCATTCCGTTCTCAGACCCTAAGAAAGTTATATTAGAAGCAATGACCTTCGCATTTGTGCGTATGATTGCATCTGTACCAAGGCTTGGGCCACCCGCAGTTCCCCAAGTGTTATCACCTTTCAGGGCTGTCGCAGAGCTGGGTGTTCCAGTTGCGCTAAGCTGAGTAACGCCTACCGAACCAGTAGCCGGAGTCCCAAGTGAAAGAGTCAGACCAGTGTATATAATTTGGATTGCAATGGGTGAGGCTACAGCAGTAGTAAACGTTACTTGGTTACCTGTTATTGTAAAGTCTGTACCATTTCGCTGTACCACACCATCAAGAGTCAGTACTACTCCATGAGTAGTAGTGTCATGTGTTAGGGTGTAGACTGTTGCTCCCGATCCAGTTAGATGATCGCTGACCGCATCACCTGAATTAATTCCTCGGCCTATATATGCCATTTGTTATCCTTTGATTTATGCTTGAAATTGGTATCGGATTATTACTATTCCTGATCCACCAGCTTTACCACCTGTAGCAATGTCTGCTCCACCCCCACTCCCGGTATTGACTGTGCCTGCTGTGCCTGCATTTCCTCCTCCACCTGTCCCGCCAGTACCATGACTCCCGACAGTATATCCACCTCCACCACCACCTCTTGTCACAGCGGAACCGTTTATACTTGAAGATAACCCGTTACCACCATGTTTATCTGGGCTAGCAGACCCGGCTCCTCCACCACCACCGCCAGAAGTAGAAGCCCCTGTTGCCCCGTTGTTACCTTGACTTGGAGATGCAGTAGCAGTACCACCTGCCCCACCATTAGAACCACCCCCACCAGAACCGCCGGGGCCACCAGCAGCCCCAGAAGGCCCACCACCATACCCGCCAGCATCACTATTGATTGAAGAAAAATCTGAATCATTTCCTACTGTTCCAGCTCCTGCTCCAACTGATCCAGCTCCACCCCCTCCAACCGTTACAGTAAGCCCTGTGTTGGTAACCGTAAAGCCAGTTGCGGTTCTGTACCCGCCTGCCCCACCTCCACCAGCATAGTTACTCCCACCGCCACCAGCCCCAGCAATAACCAAATACTCAACCACATCACCAACAGAGAGAACATTGCCAACAGTAGGAGTAAAAGTTCCTGAACTCAAAAACGTATGAACCTTATAACTACCGTCTGTAGTTATTGTCCCGCCTGTCCCAGACATATATGTTATTGGAACAGCACCAGTACCATCACCAATGTTAGTCCAAATATTAGCTCCGGCAGTTGCATCAGTTAGTGAAAACATCTCACCACTGGTAGTATTTAAAAATACTGTACCTACACCGCCAGCGGGATTAGTTGATACTGTAGGATCAGAGCTAGACTTTGTTATTTCGTCAGGCAAGTTAGTAAGACTAGCCCCTGATATTGCTGGAAGTGCGCCTGTTAATTTACTTGCTGCCATTGCTGCAATCTGGGCATCCGTAACTGTACCAGTTAGTTTAGTTGTTGCTAGACCCGTGATGTGACTATCATCCACACTCCCAGATACTAAGTGGGAAGAGTCCACACTCCCAGCTGAAGGGGATACGGTCTCTACTGTCTTACCAATGTATAGGCAGTACATAGTACTTGGACTGCTAATTGTACTGGTTGTTAATGCTGTCCCAACAGCCGTGTAGCTGGTGGGATCTTGCCTCACATTATCAATGAAAAGCGCAATATCAATGCTGTTTGAAACAGACGTGGACAAAACAAAATTTGTGCCCGTAGGACTACTGAAGGTCTGTTGAGTCAGCGAACTATATTTCTCTGCTGGAATGTTGCCCAAATAGGCCATATTGTCTCCTAGACGCTGATTGCATCAATGCGTGAAATTACGGTATCCAATGAAGCAGCTGTGTCTGATACAACCGTTAGCGCATCACCATTTTGCATGATGATCTTAGATCCTCCATCAATAAGTTCTAACGCAGATCCGATTGGTATCGGTGCCGATTTTATAAGATAAAAATTAGCTGCTCCATTTACGATATAAACGTCTACATTAATAGAAGAGGCCGATACATTCGCACACCTAATTCCTACTACTGTGTCATCAGAGTCACTAGTGAAGACAGTGACTGGAGATGTCCCAGTTACTCTATCGAGATGTCTCTCAAAATCTTGTGCCATTTGCTGCTCCTTTTATAATGCGACAGACATCGCAATAGCAAAGCCGTTAGTAGCACCAGTTGGTGCCTGAAATGTGGGTGAAGCCCCTGCTCCTAAACTAGTAAGCACCTGTCCTGAAGCACCTTTAGATACTGGAATATTACCTAAATCTACATCGGAGTCAGCCATTGTAATAGTACGAACGGTACTAGTAGCTACACTGCTGACTTGGAAGGCTAACTCTTTAGTGTTATCCGCATCATCTTGAATCCTAAACACATCATCTTGTACGTCAGTTACTACTCCTGCTACAAGCCCAGATATTTGTGTCTGGATATTTGAGCTGACACCGTTAAGGTAACCAAACTCTGTATTAGTTATACTTCCGTCATGTATCTTAGTGGCAGCGATAGCAGCACTGGCATTAATATCTGCATTAAGAATAGTTCCATCAAGGATATTAGTAGAAGTAATACCACCTGTTGATATATCACCAGTAAGAATTGTTCCGTCCAATATCTTACCAGTAGTTATAGCCCCGTCAGCAATGTCCCCAACAAGGATAGTACCGTCAAGGATATTAGTAGAGGTAACACCACCTGTTGATATATCACCAGTAAGAATTGTTCCGTCCAATATCTTACCAGTAGTGATAGCCCCGTCAGCAATATCATCAACGAGGATAGTACCGTCTAGTATCTCAGTAGTAGTAATCGCGCCTGCTGCAATGTCTCCAGCCACAATGTCATTACTAAAGCTCAACTTACTGTAGTCTATGGCAGCACTTGCGTTAACATCTGCGTTAACAATAACCCCAGATGATATAGCTACAACACCAGAAGAGCTAATAGTGGCATCACCAGAAGCAGCCACATTGGTAAATACAGTACCTGTTCCTATTAATAGATGACCACTAGTTGTAGCCAATGCGTCATCAATGAAATCAACCTTTGGCGCAGTTACGGCATCATCAATGATGTCTGCTGTGTCAACGGCAAGTGAAGAAATAGTTAGTACACCAGTGTTAGATAGCGTCCCATCACCAGACATGATTACGTTAGTGAAGGTCGTTCCGTTACCAACCATGATATGCGTGTCGGTAGCAACTATAGCGTCATCAATGAAATCAATTTTTGGTGCGGTTACATTATCATCAAGTATGCGAACTGTAGTTACCCAGTTGTTAGCTTCAATCGCATCAAGCCTGCCATCATTCGTGTTGGCTCCACTTAGTAACTGGTCAAGCTCCGCATCAACCTTGGTAGCACTAATAGCTACTGGAGGTGTGGCATCTCTGTCAGTCTCAAAATCATATAGTCTAGTTAACGTTGCCATATATCCCCTTAATCATTAGCTCTGAATCCAGCGTTTGCATACTTCACACCATAGAATGCAATACTGAGATCTGTTTTATGTGTTGCTGAAAATGAAAACTTGATTGCCCTGCCCATGCCTATCATTGGTATCAGCACCTTGTTAACGTCTGGAAAGTCCCAGTAGCCAGAATCCCATTCAGTCATATCCCACTGACTAAATGTTGATTGTAGATAAAATGTTTTGTACGATGTAAGATCAAAGTCAAAGTAGACATCTAGGTTAAACAAGCCAGCAGCACCGCTACCTTTAAATTGAAAGTACTTAAACATTTTCTTGATACTGATGTTATCAAACCATAGCCATGGGGTGTCCCACTGCCATGCTACACCAAAGCTATTGTCACCATCAGCATATATATCAACGTCACTTGAGTTAGTATATTCACGGTAGACTCTTCCGTAATTACCAGCACTAAAGATTTCGTCATCAGGCGTTCTAATGGATTGGTATATGGTTATGTCTCTGTCTTCCATCCACGCTTTGATTTCGTAATCATATACATATCGTCTCTGTATAGATGGGATGTTTATCCAAAACTCATTCTCTGACTTATGGTTAACAACGTTGATTTCATCTTGGTTAGTTATAGCTTTCAATAAAGGATTAAGCCTGTCACGTATATTGTCAGATAACTTTTTAGTCTTAAGCCCTTGAACTATTAGCTCACTCTTCATTGAGTTAAGCCCACCAGTTTCTACGATGTAGTTATCAAGCCCAACCTCATCCATAGCCCTGTGTGACATTGCCCCTGTATTAAATATTGTTTTATCAATAGCTATATCTGCGAATACAGCAGGGACTGTGTACGTAACAATATGATTCTTTAGAGCTATAATCAGTTCATTCGTCTGGCCAAGGCGATTAATACCAGTAATGGTATCACCTCTAGCCAGAACAGCAGCCAAGTCTATATCAACATAGTCCGAAGCACCACTCCAATCATCTTCATCATCTACTGCACTACCTATGAATTGAGTCTTCCTATTTAGTATGCCAGCCATCCACACGCGGTTGTTCAATGCGAACACATATTTAGCAAGAGGAGGACTGTCTAATAGATCAATCGTATAGTATCCCGTATGAGATAACGGAGGTGCAGCTCCATCATTCAAAGCTCCTGTTGCTTCTTGATGAGCGACACCAATTGTTATTGGTGATACGTTCTGCAATAATAATGTACCTGATGTTTCACTGTAGTAAACGTTATACCCAGTAGCCCCACGTATTGCTACAGGGGAGGTAACACTAAGTACGCTATTCAACGGTACCAATTGGCTACTCTCTGTGCTAGCTATTGATTCTCCACCAGCTGTCACATAAGTAACAGTTACATAATAAGTTCTTGCAGCCTTGGTACCAGTAGCTACAGTCCCAAGTGTTGGGGCTACTGGTCTAGGGGTATACCCATACTTAAACGCAACATCAGTCCCGTTAGTAAGGATCATTTTATTCCTGAACATAGCCCAGTTAAGAGGCTTGTTAACAGTAAGTCCTGTCTTAAGAACTACATCAAATGCCCCAGTTGCTGGTGTGTACTTTAATAACCTTGTGTCAAACTGCCCTAGCACTTCATATGTTCCGGGAAAGTCACCCTCGTATACGCCAACCATATCGCATTTAGGCCCAGCCTTAAACAAATCAAATATTAAATCCTGCGTTAAGTCTACAGTCCAACCTAAATCTTTAGTGTTAGTTCTAAACGTGTTGTACGTAGCGTGTGCTGGTGCTGATGCATCACTACCAATGTCAACATAGTTACTAGCATCACCCCCGTTGTATTCAAAGAACACTGCATATGTTCCAGAAGTAGAAGTAAACGGTTCCTCGAACGTAAACTCAGTCATAACAAATGAGCTTGTCAGGTCAGCTGGATCTAGGAGGAATGACTCTTTTAATACAGACCCAGTTGGTAATCCATTAGTTCCTACCGTCCCAGTTCCTAACCAAATATGTGCCACCATCCCGCCTGTTGGTGACCCAACTTTCTTTAGGTTAAACTGTACGGCTTGTATGTCCTGACCAGCGAGTGTAATGGCAAAGCCAACCTGTTCGTTATTACCATTATGCATACTGATGTTAGCATCTGTATTTCCTACAGCTAGAGTGTCAATGCTGTTACCTGCCGCGTGTTGAGCTGCGGTACTATTAAGGAACGTCCTACCCCTACGCTTACTAACCTCACCGTTCTGTGCTACACGTGAGTTCTGTAACTCAGTAGCAAAGTCAGCTGAGATGTTACCTTCACCAACAGCAATATCAAATAAGCCTTTATTGTTAGACTCAAATATTTTTTGTCGCAAGGGCATTAATAGGTTCCTTGAATAGTGTCAGTCAAGTTATAGTTCTTGCGAGTCAAGGGAGTAAACCTTACTGACCCACGATTTCTAGCTTGTACTTTCTTCAACAGGTTGTTAGCGAGAGCCATCTCTCTGTCACGCTTAGCAAAGTCCTGATCGTATTCAGCATACTTACCCTTCACCATGTGACGTATGATTACTTCTTGGTGAGGGGTGGTGTCTGAGTCAGATGCTAAGTCTGATAGTTCTTGTTGGTACCAGTAAGTAAGAAGTAATCCATTCTGAGCCAATGCTGGAGTTGGAGTAACTTTAATCTGAGATACCTGAGTTGCACTACTCCCCCATGGAGTCCATAGCCTTGGCAATCCAGTGTTACCCCTGATGATCTCCTCTTGAAAGATTTGATTCGTTCTTGCTTTAGATACAAACAAGTCTTCCGAATCTATATAGAACCTTTCACCTATGATGTTGTTCACATCAACGTTTGTTTCTAATGCGTACTGTTCTACGCCAGTAGCTAATGTAACAGTAGCTGTATTTTTTAGAATGTTGAAGCGACCAAGAATGTTTATTTCCTGTATAGCTTCATTGATGTAATCAAGGATACGATTCTTCGCATCATTGACAAGACTAGAGTTCGAGTCTAACCCTAGATCTCTTAGTATTGGATTTCTTATGGTTGCGAGAGACACGGTTCCTCCTGATGGTTCATTACTTTCTTTAATGCGTCTGCCCAGAGTTCTGCTCTTTCCACCGCATCAAAGTTTTCAACAATATAATTACGTGCTTGCTTACCAATCCTTCTACGTAATGCAGGGTTATCTATCAACCTCTGTATCATAGATTCGCATTCCTCATTATTGTTGTATAGGAATCCGTTTACTCCTTGCTCTATTACCTTAGAGTAAGGTGGTATGTTCCGTACTACACATGGGATCTCTAGTGCTGAATACTCCACCCACTTAATAGCACTCTTACACGTATTGAATAAATCATCCTTAAGTGGTATTACAGCTATGTCGTTATTCAACAAAGCTTGCTTATATGGATGAGCTAGTGTCGGCACCCAAGAATGAAACTCATACTGCTTTTTTGGTATGTTCTTAAATATGCCAGAAAACTCCTGACCACAAATTTGCAGCTTGAGATCTTTATTCTTCTTTGCTAACTTTTCAAACACTGGCTTAATCTCTACCAAGTCTTGATAGTGAGAACACCCGCCATGCCATGTAAGCCTTACAGTTGCATCCTTCTCAATTCTAACTGGCTTCCACACAGACAGGTCAATACAGTTTGGTAAGACAATGACGTTCTTGTTGAACTGGCTATAATACTCTGCAAGCTCAGGAGTAGTAACAGTAACCGCATCTGCAATCCGTAGGCACTCTTTAGCTGCTTCAGTCTTTTTAATATTCCTAGTAATATCAAAGCTATTCTCCCCATCCTTCCACACTACAATTTTTTCACCATCCATAACATAAGAAATATTTTCTATACCCATGTCTTGGTAATGCGGAGACAATGGGTTCAACGAAAATATGTTATCATCATGGTCAATGATAATTTTCTTAGGCGGGTTATGAGCTTTCAACACTTTTATTAAGTCTAGCATCTTCAAGCTAGCAGCCCGTGGTAGAATCGCTACATCACAATCTTCAAGCAACTGGTACAATTCACTGTTCTTACATCCAACCCCACCTAACGCAGCATCAATACCAAACTTTCCACTAACAGCTGCAATAGGCTGCCTAATCCTATAGAAGCCACATGCCCCATCATCTCTTACTACACCACAAACTTTAATATCATCTTCTTCGTTAAACCCAATTGGTTTATCTATCATTGCCTAATTCTATTTTGTACCGCCAACGCTCTGTATCGCAGTGACAGCCTGCTCCCCCATATGATGCCTAGTATAATTGTTCTTCACATGCATTATTTCTTTAAGAAACTCGAAGTAACCATCGCGCCCTTCGTCTTCATCTTTCTCTCCAAACTTGTGAATGAACCTTTGGTAAACATGGTTCTTTACTACCATGCAGCTACCACCAATTTCACCATACTCAGGCTGGTTGTCAGTGTCCTCTCCAAAGTAGTTCCACTTATCTTTACCACAAGGTGTGTACTGCATTTTAAATAAGACTATGTCTTCATTACGATCCTTAAGCTTCTTAACGAAGTCATGGTCTATAATTTTATCGTCATCATCTAAGAGAAGAACGTACTCACCCTTAACCAAATGCCTGTGGCTATGGAACAATCTATTTGCTTTAAGTAATCCAATACCATTCTCAGTCTGGTCATGTATAATTACCTGATCCCAATCTCCATCGGTTTGATTTTTGACAGAATACTGATTGATCCCCAACTGCTCGTTTCTTTTCCAAGTACGAGTTACTATTGTTAAGTAACCTGCTTCCGGCTGATCCCACGTGTTGCCATTAACGTGATTTGCAAACGACAATTTCATTGGAGGGGTGTCAGTCGTTTCTCCCTCACGCTTCATGTAATTATCCGTTGTTAACAAGAACACCTCTCAGACATTGTTTATAAATACTTCTTGCTATCGTTGTCAGTTTTAAATTCTGGATGATCGAAGAAGAAACGATTAACTGCTTTCGTCATAGCGTTCTGGTCTCCATCCAAAATGTCTTTATACTTGTCCTGCATAAGAAAGATGTTTGGTATGGTGCCACGCTTACGCATCATGCGCCCGTCAGTCCATCCGTTGTCTCCTGTCTTACGCTCTTTATCTGCAATCGCAGCAACAGAGTCGACATTCTGTATGTGTTGGATGCCGAATTGTTGGTTGTCAACCCGCATGCGAGTTGCTATGTCTTGGAATATGTCGTCTTCATTATCTATCATTTTAGTAACCCTCTAATCTTATCCATGATCCCTACCTGTTCCTTACTTAAGAAGCCAGTGCCGTCTCGTCTCATGTATGCCGCTTGTTCCTTGGGATGAGTTAATCCGCTTGGAACAATATCTCCACGGATGATAGCGTCACCTCTTGTCGTCATCATGTATGATTCAAACGAATCAAAGTTTGATCCTGTCTGCCCACTCTGGACTGCTTGGTTATAGAAGAACCTCTCTTCCGCTTCCTGCTCTGGAGTAAGGCTACCAATCAGGGTACGCTTAAGCTTTGTAAACTTAGGATTGAATGGTGAGCCGTCTTCCTTGATCCCACCAACTTGATGTAGTAGTTCGCCAATCAATAGATCCTTCTTAGCCTCTATGTCACCGAACCTACCCTTTCTCATCTCAATACGTAAGTTGTCTTTGTTCCCCGGTGCAGGCTTGTTTGGTGGCCCTGTCTCTCCCGGTGGAAACGTTTCTGCAAATCCCGGCCCACGAACATTACCCATGCGAATGTCAACAGGAGCTTGCCCCATCATCCTACCTAGCCCCGGATTTTCACTGCGTAGTCTATTGAATGCCTCATCAGTCTGCATTCTATTTAATGTAGGGTTCGCTCTTAGGTCTGCCATTCCAGCTCCTTAAATAAAGGGGAGCCGAAGCTCCCCCTTACCATTAATTTACGCTACAGTAAGTAGTGTAATTTTGCCAGAGGCAGCCTCGTTAAGAGACTCCAATGTCCATTCCGCTTCTACCATGCCACGCCTTGAACTACCTACCTTAGCGATAGGAGTATGCTTGACTGGCCTTAGCATTGCGACCTTCCACATCTCTTTCTGCAACTGACAAACCTTATCCGCGTCCATATGACGGTCAAGGATGATACGCTGCATGCCGAAATCTGATTCGTATACATCAAGGCTAGCAATCAATTTCTTGCTTGAAGCTTCAATGTTACGAGTCTGAGATGCTGTGAACGCAGAGATCTGACGTTTCTGAAACCCATTTGCATAGGTTGTGTCAGGGTTCCCGCCACTGTTAAAGATGGTCTGCAAGTTGGTATTATACAGAAGCTCAGTAAGAGCCTGCGTACCAGCTGCTGAACCAGTTTCAACATTAGTGGTGATGAATGAAAGAACGCCACGAGCTGCTCTGCCCGTACCCGCTGATGCACCAGCAGCTGACACACCACTAACGATGTCGACTTCCATATCGGTAGCCATAATCTTCAGTGATTTAGCAAGTTGATACTCATACTCGCCACCCTTAACGCCAGCCTTATCGACAGCATCCAAGGTATCAGTTACTTCAAATGACTTACGATTGATCTGAGTATAGTTACCCAGACGAGAACGTGCAGTCAAAGTACCAGCAGTGAAGGCTGCGCCCTCAGCTACTCTTCCATTGGAACCTGCGGTGAGTGAGTCAGTGAGCCACTCATGTAAAGTCCCACTTGCTTTACCCTTACCAAAGCCCGATAGCATCGGAGTTTCAGTAGGGGAAATGTTAACGATAATGTCCAAAAGATCTTCACGAAGACCGTTCTGGTTATAAGTCTCAAATGTTGGCATCCGAGGCTCTCCTATTTATATGACACTAAGGTCTCCAAGTATGACCTCTTTGCTGGAGTAATTTAGCAAAGTTATCTACTGAACCACCTCGTAGCGTACCTACCGAATCCCGAAAAGACGGTTGAGCACTCTGTTGCGTTCTACCCTGTGGCGTAACATTACCTGCCATGGGGATCGCCTCTGCACGAGGGGCTGGAGAATTCCCAGTTATCTGATTATATTTAGCAGCATCAACCATAAGCTTAGAGAGTTCAGCAGCCAATACCATATCCTGCGGGTGATTTTTAAAGTTAGGCCCAATGATGTTTTCCAACATTGGATACGCTTTAGTCTTCAGAGTCTTGTAATATTCGCTGTTAGGATCAGATACAAAAGAGTAAGTCTCCTTAACATACTGGTCAGATTGCAATCTCATTTGATCCTGCTTCTGAACAATATTTTGAGCGTTCTGTTGGGCTTGTGCTACACCCGCCTGTTTGTTTACAAGATCCTGCCTACCCTGAACGTGCCTTGCTACTTCTGCTGGCGTGAAGACATCACCTTCGTCTTCTAGCCTTTGATCCATTGCTACGATCTCAGCATTGATAGCCTCTATATCACCAGCTGGTGGTACATAAGATGATTGCAATGTTTCAAACTGCTGAGCCATGTCTGTAAGTTTCTGGATTTGCTCTTCACGTGCAGCAATAACCAAATCCTTCTCAGCTAACTCTGAGTCTTTACCTGCAATCTCCTGCTGGCCCTTACGCTTTAAGTCTGTAATGCGCTTACTCATGCCATCAGTAAGGTTGTCATCTTGAGCTGGCGGTTGGGCTTCGGATTGCTGTGGCGTGGCTTGGTTCTGTTCACCAACTCCTCGCTCTGCTGCAATCTGATCGAACTCCTGCAGGGGTTCCATCTCAGACCAATCTAAGTTGCCGGGGGTTACGTCATTACCGAAGTCCAACGTATGCCCCAGTTCAGATGCTTTATTTACTAATGCTTCCTGATTCACCTCATCAACAGGTGCCGTTTCCTGTTCGACAATGGGTGCTTGAGTTACTACTTGTTTACCGTCTGGCATTTAATTACTCCTTTTTTCCCCTGTCCTGTTTATTATTCGGGAGGACGAATCCGTTGTTGCCTATACGCAACAGTTTTAAGCAAGCCGTTAAGGTTTGCCATTTTCTTTAATGCTAATACTTGCCCCTGTAAGCCTAGGAATTCTTCCAAGGTTTTACATTCGTCAAAGCATTCGTAACTTTTAATCATCATGTCTTCGATCTCCTCTGCTACTTCTTTCCAATGAGGAGTCTCTAACAGTGCTGTTAACTTACGCAAATGTATCTCCTTATCCTCTGGAGACTTTGCCCTTCTAAGGTACTTATTAAAATTCATTTACTTCCTTTTTGCCTTTGGCGTATTGTCAGTGACAAACTTTCTTTTCTTTGTACGCTTTTTGTTTTCACTAGCTGTGATACGGTCACGCGCTTTTGTTGCAGCTTTGTTAGCGGTCTCCTTTGCGGAAGTTGTGCGAGACGGGACGAGAACTGCTAAGCCGTCCTTTTTTACACCGTGATTCTCTTTGTCTAAGTTACGCCCAGTCTCTTTTTCA